AGGTTTTGCACTCGCGTTCACAGCAGTTTTAGATTGCTCCATTTCTTGTAAATTGTCACGAGACATTGTTGAACTCTCCGATTAACCTTTTTTAATCTATATTTATTTATAAATTAGTATTTTTAACTACGCCAACAACTCAAAGGTTGTTGAGGAAGTCACTGAACAGTTTTGCTTTCTGTTCATCAAGTTGCTTAGTAGTTACAAGTGTATTAATTCTCTTGTAAGTCTTTGCTGCCATGGATTCTCTTAGGATGCCACCATCCCAGATCCATTCTTTTCCTTCCATGATACCTTCAACGAAAGCATCAGGTGCAGAAGGGTCTGCTACAATATCAGCAGCAGTGGAGAGCATAAAGTCATCTCCAACAATATTTACTCCTTCTCTAGTGGCTTTGAGGGATCCAATCCCTCTAGAAGAAACACCTAGTTTGACACCTTCACCAATAAGTGATTGTGCAATCTTACCCATTGGGGTTGAAAGGATTTTTGCCTTACCAATGAAGTTTGTTCCACTTTCTTTGAGTGAAACAATTTTGTGACTGACACGATCCAAATTAACTGTTGGACCATCTGGATGTCCAAGTTCTCCAAGAGCTCTACCAGCTTGAATGTGGTTTTCATTGTATCTTTGGACTTCCTTTCTCAGGACTCCCATTGGATACATTCTGCCATTTCTGTTCTGCATCTCTCCTTGTAGAAAGATACCTTCAATAAACATTGATTTTTTACCGTTTTTCTCTTCAACGATAAAATCAACTGTTTCAATTTCTTCTCTGATTAGTTTCATTGTTCTCAGGATACTTGTACTTGTTGGATGTATGCTTTACCAGTGCCAGACTCTGTTTTTACAGATACTTTGATTGACTTTCTAATTTCTGCATACTGCTGTGCATCAAACACATCAGTTACTGATGTAGAATTATAGTTGACTGTCATTCTAGTATTGAAGTAACCAGCGACACCTGCAGATCTATCAACAGACTGTACAAGTTGATGAGTGAAATTAAAGTTAGATTGATTTGCTGTAAGAGTTACAGCATCACCAGGTCCAAAAGGACAACCTGTGCCTTCTGGAAAATCAATGATTGTAGTAGTACCAGTGATAACACCAACAACTCTATTTGATTGCACTGGACCAAGAGAAATATCTTCACCTTCACCAACAGGAACATAAATGTTCTCATTGGTTGATACTGGGTTAGCACCATAATTTACATAAACACCTGCAGTTTCTGCAACAACTCTGAGATTGTCAGACTGTTGAGAGATTGCTGATGTTTGTTGGGTGGTATCAGTGGTTGATAGTGTAGAATTGATTCCTACTGGTCTAATAGCAGTCATTATTATAAGGTTACAGTCCTATAGGTGTATTTAGTATTACTCTTCTTCTGAGGATTCATCCTCATCTTGGTCAAGAACTTCTGGTTCATCAAAAATTGATGAAGCCACCTCAGGTCTAATATTTTCAATTTTTTCTGCACTCTTTGCAAAGAGCAGATCTTTAATTTTATCACTAATTTGTGATGCACTCTCATCTTTGCTGACGAGAATATCCATAAGTTCGTCCATGTTTAATAATGATGTTACGTTTGCTATTTAGAAATCCCCACCTTTGGGAGGTGTGATTTCAGGGTCTTTTGGTGATGGGGGAGCTGCCATTGCAGGAGTTGGTTCGCCCATTGCTGGGTCTTGCATTGGCATACCAGTCATTGGATCAATTGATGCAGGATCAGGAATAACACCTGCTTCAATTTCTTTTTCAATGATTTCATCCTGCTCAAGAATTTCCTCATCAGTTTGTCTGAGGATTTTTCTTCTTACATAGTCAGCAGAATAGTACTTACCAACATATGGTTCTGCAAGAGCAGCAAGGTTGATTCTTTCAGTTTGAATTTCTGCATCCTTAAGTTCAGCAAAGTGATTATCATACAGGAAGTCATACTGAATGTGGTCTGCCATATACTCCCAATCTTCAGAAGTAATTACATTCTTAAGAAGCAGTTGAGTCTTCAGCATATCACTGAACATGGATGAGAATCTCTTTCTCATTCTACCAACAAACTTGGAGAACTTAACTTCATCTCTCAAGATTTCAGAAGAACGACCCATAGAGAAACCACTGTCTCCTTGTAGTCTAGACTCAGGAACATTCAATGCTCTATAAAGTTTCTTCTGGAAGTAGTTGATGTCAGTGATTTCACCAAGGTTCTGACCACCAGGTAGTGTAGTAATTTCTGTACCTCTACCACCTTCTCTTCTAGGTAACCAGAAGTCTTCCATCATAGACATAAATTTCTTGTCATCCCTAATCTCACCAGTGTTTGCATCATAGACAAGCTTATTTCTATAACGCATCATGACGTCACGCAGATATTGTTCTGCCTTTACCTTAGGTAGATTGCCAACATCAATATAGAAGATTCTACGTTCTGGTGCTCTTGATAATCTGTAGATAACAAGTGAATCCTCAATCATCATCAACTGATTGATAGGTTTGATTGACTTATGCAACCAAGATAATGTAAGACCTTTATTTCTATCTACCAAACCAGAGGTGCAATAAGTGACAGAATCTTTTGTCATCTTAATGCCTTTTACAGAAGAATTGTTGGCACCATAGTTGGTTCCACTCTTCTGACCAGGTGAATAGATAAAATATTCTTCAATATCTGGAAAGTTATAACCTGTATTGTCACTTGCTGCCAATTGATTTTGTGCAGTTTGTATACTATCTTTGCCTTGTTTTTTTATTTGACGAACATATTTCATCTTAGAGGCATCAATATACCTCAGTTCTTGAATACCTGCCTGTGGATTTTTCTGGTCAATGACTTTGTTATAGTACAATCTGCCATCAATGTACCAGTTTCTAAAAATCTCGTGTGCTTTCTTATCAAAATCAAGCAATTCTAGAATATAAGCAAACTCTTCTCTTACTTTCTTCTTGATGTTGTCACTTGCTTTGAGGTTAGATAGTTCAATTTTAACTGGACTATCATTTGTGTCTGAAACAATTGCTTCGTTTACAATATCTTCAATTGCACTATCACATTCTGGATAGAGTGCCATTGACCTATATCTTCTAATTAATTCATTCTCATTTTTGTAGACACCTTCAATGTCCACATAGCTACCAAAAAACCCAGTGCTTACGTAATGCTCCGACCCATCCTGATTAGAGGGTGGGATCGGAGATACTACACTGGGTGGTGTCTTCTCATTATCTTCAATTGAGAATCCAAATAATCTGCCCATTATGATTTAATCTAGACGTCTGTCTAGTTATTTATCACTCAATCAGAGCTTCACCTGCTGATGACCCTGAAGATTCAAGGGAATTGCCTACTGTGAAGTACTGAACCTGGAACGTTACATCAAATGTCTCATAGTCATTTGTTGTGTCATAGCTCAGGTCAATTGCTGAAACTTCAGTTGGGAAGATGTCATAGAACTTATAAGTTCTAAGTACTGAAGACTGACCACCATTGTTTGTGGTGGAGAATCTTCTATCTCCTCTTCCTAGTTGCTGAACATAAGCATCAGTCATATAAGATGATGGGTTGGTGACACCAGTGGCATCATCCAACTTGCTCAATACATTCATCCATCTTTCAAATGCTGTTCTCAGTTGGAAGTCCTCATCATTGATGATTGTGACTGTCCAAGGTTCAAATGTTCTGTCTCCAGCAACCTTAAGGTTTCTGCCTCTAAAAGGAACAGTAACTTCTGCAATTGTTGAAGCAGGAAGTTGTGCTGCCTTACACATGAATTTAAAGGTGCCATTTTCTGATTGGTCACCACTTCCCCAAGCATCAATGATTGCTGAAGGGAAAGTAGGAACTGATACTTCAAATAGATTGGGGCGGGCACCGCCACCCGCCAATCTTGATTTAAACTGTGATAGTGACTTAGTTTCTGCCATTGGTTAATCCTCCTTTGTTATTTAATAAAATCAAACAGAACCAACAACTTCTTGGAAATCAACACCAGTTCTGGTGGCAACAAATGTAAGTGTGATGAAGTTGATAGATTTGGTTGGCTTCAGGAAGATATCTGCCCTGAATTCATTGTTGTCAATGAGATCTGGTGTGTTGTTTGATTCATCACAAACAACCAGGAAGTCATAAACACCTCTCTTAGCTTGAACATCTCTCAAGTAAGGTTCAACAATGTTAACAAAGTTTGCTCTTGTGTTAGCATCATTGAGTTCAAAGAGTTGTGAGTTTGCAGCACCTTCAAGTGCTTGCTCAACTGTAAGGAACAGTCTTCTAACATTGATTCTGTCAAAGGCAGAAGCATATGATAGAGCAGTCTTGTCTCCATAGAGAACAATACCTGAACCTCTTTGGTTGATTACAGAGTTAATTCTTGATGCATAAAGTGCATCTCTCTGATCTTTAGATGGATTAAATGCCATCTTAACAGCATTTCTTAGACCACCACGATTGGTGCCAGCAGGTGAGAACCAATCTTCTAGATTAGCAGAAGTGGAAACACAGAGACCAGCAACGTCGCCGTTACAAGGAATCCAACGATACAGATCGTTGAAGCGGTCATACATGTACTTGTAACCACTATCAAATACAGCGTAGGAAGTAGATGCTAGCGCGTTGAAGAAATTGATAGTGTTAGTCTTCTGAAGGGATCTCGTTAGAGCACCACCAGAGGAAGCAATTTGATTGCCTTTATGAGCAGATAGGAAAGCGATACAGTCTTTTCTGTTTTGAGCGACTGCCATTACAGTAGCTG